CCCTTTGCTTTATCAAAAACCATTTTACCAGCAAGTGCAGTTCCAGCAGCAAGACCTGCTCTGATACCTAGACCAACCAAAGGATTTTCATCCAATTGTTCTAACTCCTCTCTCCAATTGGAATAAGATTCTTCTTTAAACGTAATTTTACTACCCAGTCCCTTAGAAGGTTGCAATGGTTCTGGTTTAATAATATCAATAAACTCAACATAATCATTACCAGTAGAATCTTGAACTATAATAGATTCATCAACTTTATGCTCACCACTCTCCAAGTAATCTGCTGCCGTATCAATATAGTCTGCTGCCTTAGTGATCTTTGACTGAACCCAAGCCTCAATATTACCCTCACCTTTCATTTTTTTCTTCAGTCTTTTTGCTGCTGAAATGATAGTCGAAAGTTCTGAACGAGCCATTGAATATTCATGATCCTTCTCCTCATTCGCTGGATGTGGTCTATTTGGATCGTATTTTATTTGATTAGAAGTTAATACTGGAGGTGCTGAGAACATTTCCCAAAACTTTGGACCATATTTACACTCATCTCTGGTTTCATTCTTTTGGCATTTTGGGCAATATCTTACACCAAATTCTTCCTTCATTTCTGATTTTGGCTTGATTCCTTTTTTCTTCATATTGATTGCAATTGCTGCTTGTTGAGCAGGATTTACTGCTTCTGATTTTGTTCCCCAATTTGAAGCACCAACTTTACGACATTTAACAAGTGCTCCCGATGCATATGCACTTGGCCAAACATCATATCTTGATTTTACTTTATGATAGCAGGCATCTTTTTTACCACTAGATTTGCCTGGTTTGTCTTTTTGTGCTTCGTTGAGTTCCATCGATTCTTTAATTCCTGGTTCTGCTTTAACGTAATTTTTATCTTTTTTACCTTTGGCAAAGGTTGGAACATTAGTTGGTTTTGCTGCCCCAGATTTTTGTTGTTGCCCCTTATCTTCTTGACGTTTGCGACGAATTGCCGATCTAATTAATGCTTCACCCTTTTCACCTTTTGCTTTTAGTGATTTTAACCTACCACTGCTAAAACATTTTGGTGTTTTAGTTTCTCCTGGTTCATTTGCACAAGGAGACCCATCTGCCTGAACCCATCCTGGTTTACCACTTTTTGATTTTGATCCTTTAAACCAATGATGTAAAGTTCCTTCTTTTAGATCTTCAACCCAATCATCTGGTGTTTTTCCATTTTTATTGACAAAGGCATTGTGTAGTTGTTTTGCTGTTAAATCGTGTTTTTTCATAACACGACGCATTAATTTGTCAATGGAATCATAAGAAGTATCTTTTAAGGTTTTTAATTGATGTTCAAGTTCTTCAACGGCATCATCTTCACATCCACAGTGCTCTTTTACATCTTTAAATTTTTTATGATTTTTTATGGCAGATGCTTCCATCTTTTTCAAACGAGTGTAGTAATCTGGAATCTCGTCAAGATGTTGGAGAGCAATATCAGTAGCAAGAACTTTATCTCTTGTATGCTCGTGCTCAATAGGAATTCCCATTTCAAGTTGATTTTTTACGAAAGAAACTTCTACACGATGTTTCTTCGCAATTTGCTCAACTGTTCTATGGGACTTTATTTTAAGCACAAACTTAACTAATTACTCTTTATTATTTAGAAAACCTTGTTTAAGCAACTTAGATAACTCCGATGTTGATCCAACAAATACCGCATTATTGGTAACATTGCTTGGCGACTTAACAACGTCTTCTTCAACATCTTTCAGTTTCTTCTGCAAATCGATTAATTTATCAGTCACATCTCCTACACTTTTAATCAACTGACCAGCAACTTCATATGCTCTTGGTTGATCACTTTCTGCCGCAAGTTCCATTATTCCATTAATGGCTTCTTGCCCCTTTTCTATAAGAGAATATAAATTTGCTCTTGTATATTCATAATCTTTTTTTATATCATTATGGTTTGAAGTCTCAACTTTGATAATTGGAGTATTTTTTTCAACCTCAACAATTTCACTCTTAATATTCAGAGCATCATCTAACTTATCATAATTGTTTGGCATAATTATTAAATGTCAATTTTACGAGTTGGACTAAACTCTTTTGAATCTCCAAAATATTCCCAGTTTTCATTGAATCCAAAATTATCATCTGGATTTGCATCATATGGATCAGGAGTAACAGTATATCTTACCTCACGTTTTGCATTAGCAGTATCAGTATTCGTATACATATCAACTTGAACCTTACGAATAAGACCTTCGGAACTTTCTGCAATAGGTCCGAAGAGATAGGTTTTTGCTGTAAATCCTAATGTATAAATGAGTGCTCTTCGAGTTGAAAAATCTCCTTCATAATCATCTTGAAAGTTTATATTTTCAAGAACCATAGGAATATCTCTTTTCTCTCCAATTGAATCTACTAGATCTATTGTCAGATTAAAACCTGGTTGGAAATATGGTAGAATTTGCTCTACAATTTGTAAAGCATCATCATTTAACTTTGTAAGAATATTTAATTCAAATCCAATATTATATGGAACTGGCATAAAGACTTTTTTGATTTTACCACCATCATCACAAGCCTTAAATGTTTGAGTTACACTTGTTTTTCTTGTTGGATCATATTGAATTGAAGTCATCTCAAATGACATTCTTGGCAATGAAATTTGAGTTGCTTTATTTAATTCCGGTTGCTGTTGAATTCTTGCAAGAAATTTTTGTCTTGGACCATATGCAATAGGAACTCTCATATCACTTACATTATTTCCACTTTGATCAGTGTGGCGAATATGAATTTGATTAAAGAGTGTACCGAAAGCAATAATAGTCTTTCTTGTAATTTCGTGATAATAATAAGTTCCTAACATTAGTAATTACCAAATGGATTTGACTCTGAAAAATCTACAATAAGATCTGCTTCTTCTTCAATCTCGTCATTTTGACTATATTTATCGTATGTATCCATTTGATCATATCCCTGAACACTATATAGTGCTCCAGACTCTGTGCCAATGATTGTTTCTCCTGGTAAGAATGCCAATTGTGTTGCCCCAATACCAACATTTGAAATTTTAAGAATTTTAGTATCCTGATCCCAACTCTTAACTCTTGCTCTTGTCTGAGATCTTGAACCTCTTACAATCTCATTAAAGAGATATGTTCCAATACCTGTGATAGTTTCTGGATTTGAAATTATTACAGTAGGTGTTGAAGTATATCCGAATCCAGGATTCGAAACGTATATTGACCTTACAACTACATCAGAACCTACCATTCCAATAGAAGAAATTCCAACAGCAGTTTGTCCAATACCATTAATGGAAAGTTGTCCAGGAGCAGAAACTGTTACTACTGGTGCGGTTCCATAACCAACCCCACCATCAGTAATAGTAAATTTAACTACACCTCTGTAAGTTGTTTCGATTGAGCAAGTTGCTGCTGCTCCGATTCCACCCCCACCAGAAATCGTTATTGTTGGTGGGACAGTATATCCAGCACCAGCATTTGTTAAATAAATTCTTTCAACGGAACGAACACCTCCCCGAACTGTTGTTATTGCAACAGCATTAGCGGTATCTCCACTTTGTCCTGTTGGAGAACTACTTATAGTAACTGTTGGATTTGAAGTATAACCACTACCGTCATTATTTAAGAAAATTTGACTAATATATCCAGAATCAACTGTTCCCAAAATTGAAGCAGTTGCGGTTGCCGTTCTCCCTATACCAATTAATTTTAAAGTTGTAATGTATCCTTCTTCTTGAACTTGAGTATCTATTTCCTCAATAGAAGTATCAATAACTTCATCTTCATATTCAAATAGTTCACATTTTAATTCGTAAACATAATTTTTACCTAACTGGTAAAAAGGTTGTTCGTGCTCTACGAATTTAACTTCAAAAATTCTTTGCCCCAATGGGAAATAAACTAAATCACCTTCTCTTGGTCTGGTACTTAGAATTACCTCACCTTCACCACTACCGTCATCTAGTGCGCCTAAAAACGGTGCAATAAAATCTTCAAATCTTTCTTTTGAAATAGTAATCAGTAATTCGTCTCTTAAACTCATTCCAAATTTAGTTAAAATATCTCCCGCGCCAGAATATCCATCATACGTATTTACATATGCCTCTATTGAAAAATTATCATCAAATCTAGAACTCTGAACTTCCTCAATTATAGTTTTTCTATTTACAAATTTTCTAGGTATATAAACAACCTCAACACCATACATTCTAAGGTGTTCATTTACTAAATCCTGAACTAATCTTTGTTCGGAAGAAGTTCCTTGTAGAAAAAAAGGATTAAGTGCCATTATCCAATAAAATCGTATGGTGGAAGTTCGTAATCCATAGACATTCTCTTCATGATATCATCAATTTCTCTTTCAGCATCTTCATACAATTCTCTACCATTAAGTTCAATTCCACCAGGAAGTTTAACTCCTCTAAACTTAATAAGATTTTGACCCCATTGTCTTTTAATTAGTGCCGTTAGATATCTTTTTAAGAAACTATCGTTATATACATTCGTAAACTCATTGGGATTTAAAATTCGATAGCAATCCAAAACAAGAAAGTTTCCTGCGGATTGTGCCCCCCATTCAAGATCTAAGTATAGTCTATTTTGTCTCTTATTAAATCTTAATTGCTTATCTGTTGTGAGTAAGAAATCAATATCTTCTAGATATGACTTGACCATTGCATATTGAAGAAGTTCAACTGAATTAAAATAATATAAATCATTTAAAAATAGTTGATATTTAATACTAAACATTCCACCAGAAATAGAACTAGTGTCAAATTTAAAAACCTTTTCTATACCAATCACCGAATCTGGAACTTGAATGTAATTCGAAGACTCATACCAATTAAAAGTAGTTCCAGATGTTGATGTTGCAGTTGTCGTTGTAATTCCAGGACCTTTTGGAGATTTTGATGTTGCTTTACCTCTATTAATATCGTCTTGTGTTATTTGATACTTTAAATACATTCTCTCAACACCATCAAAATGGCGCTCATTGAAGTATTGGAGGGCATCATCGACCAAATCATCTATTTGGTCGTCATCAACGTTAATTTCCAGCACAGGCGCTCCCAGGCGCCTTAGACAGTAATCAATAAGTTCTTGCCTACTTGCTGGTTTTGCCATTTTTCTCTTTACTCTTCAGATTTTTTGGATTTCTTCAACTCATCATACTTATTTTGGAGTTCAAGATTTGCTGCCAGAAGTTCATTTTTTTCTTGAGCAAAATCGTCTGATAAAGTTTGAAGTTTTGCTTCCAACAAAACATTTTGATTTGTTAGGGTTGATAATTTTTGATTATACAAACGCACTAAAACATTAATATCAACTTCACTATCTCTTGTCATAAATCAAAAAGTTCCCCCGTCAAGAGTTGATGTCCAATGTGGCTTATTAGTATATATGGTTGAAACTGTGGAGGGTGTTATGGAAAGATTTTGAATAGATCCATTATTTCCTTCCTTTCTAATATTGTAAGTATTTGTAAATGTACCCTCAACACCTATAAGACTTACCGAAACTAGTGTTCCACCAGTTTCAACAATACCATATGCACCACTAGTGTCTTGTTTAATGATGTCACCAGCAGTTACTGTGATTGAAGATGGTAATGCTAGGGTGACTTTTGTGATGGCAGTTAATACTTGCTTAGATGTAATTACTGGTGATGCTGGATCATTCGTAGAAGTTTGAAGTCCATTAGAATCAAAATATACAACACCATGGGTACTAAAATCACCAGTTTGGTAGTAAATACCTTTAACGTCAAGATATCCTCTTGTTCCAGTTACATTTCCAGGAGATGTAATTGTAGCATCTGGAATATAAGTCCATGATCTTGCGGTTGCAGCACTACCAACATTTGTGCCATCAATATATCCAAAAAATCCAGTCTTATTATTTGCTGTACCTACACCAGTATTATAGTCGAAGGCAACACCACGATCAGTATTAGTATCAAATGCGTGTGTAATTGTTAATTGTGTAGTTGTACTAATTCCAGCAGTTGTGGTTCCTTGAATGGTAATAATTTTTGTGGTACTATTATATGCAGTAATAGTTGTTATACCACTATTGGGTAATGAGGCACTACCCTGAATAATATCTCCAGTATTGATACCAACCACGGAATCAATAGTAATTGTCGAAACACCAGATGCCACTGGCGACATAACAGTTCTAGTGCTTGTTACGTCACCAATAACAATTATTGGATCATTAATTGATAAAACCGTTGAATTTACGGAAGTAGTTGTTCCATCAACATGAAGATTGCCTTTAATGACAACTGTTCCATCACCACTTAATCCATCAGGATATGGATCAATATATAAAGTATCACCACTACCAGATAATGTTGATATTACATTATTTTCAATTTTAACAGAATCAAATATTGATGCTCCACTGATGTTTATTGATCCACCGACATTCAGATTTCTTTCAATTCCAACACCACCTTCAACTACAAGAGCGCCAGTGTCCTTATTATTAGATTCGGTTGTATCCCCAATATTAATTGCTACACCATCAGCAAATGCCCAATCGGCACCTTCTATTTCAAATCTATTATCAGTTGCTTCGTCATATCTAAGCTTTACATCTTTATCGTTACCAAAACTTAAATAATTATCATCGACAATATTAACTTCACCAGTTCCATTTGGATCTAGAACAATATCACCATCAGTGTTAGTTGATAAAATAGTATTTCCGTCAAGACGTAAGTTATCTACGTTCCATTGATCAACTTTTCTATTGCTGTCTAAAATTGCAACAATACCACCATCGCTATTTCTTGTATTTGCGACACCATTAACAGCACCTGGTTGGTGCTCCATCATAGAAGTATAATAATATCCACCAACTGGATTTACGTTACTTCCATCATCACCGACAAAAATTCTATCTTTATATTGGTTTAGACCACCATAACTGCCAATGCCTGTTACGTATGCGAGTTCACCCCAATTTAGACTAGAAGGTTTGTTAGTACCCGAGGATCTTTTGATCCTGATAATACTTGCCATTTAGAAATTTCCCCCATTGATGTCTAAATTCTGTGTTGCCCCTGGCGTAAGGGTTAATGTAGCGTCCCATTTTCTAGTGGCACCATTATAAACAAGAACCATACCATCAAGTAGATTCGTAGCATTAACATCACTAAGTTCAGACAAAGACAGACCTTGAGCACCAGCAAGTGAAGATATAACCTTTACAGCGGGTTGTTGCCCTACTCTGACCTTAATTTCTGCCATTTATAAACAGTTCAGGATCTAAAATATATTTATACTTCATCAAATCCAAAAGATTTAAAAGATGTCCCAAAAGAAGAAATAACCTCTTGTTGTTTGAAGTATAGTTTTACATAAGATTTTGCAATATTTCTGAGAGTATCTACACACTCAATATTGTCAATTTCAGAAGCAGCTTTGAAATATTCAAAACTTTTGCTTAAATTTTCTAAATTAATTTTGTCTGGATCCATTTGTAAGTTCTCTCAATAAAGATTTAATTTCATCAATATCTTTTTTAAGTTGATCTATTTCAGATCTTTCTTTTTGTTTTTGTTCTTTCAATCTCATATATTGAATATATCCAGATTTATCATTATTAAGGATAGCACCAGTATTACGGTCTCTAAAAAGATTATTGTGACCTTCAACTGGTACTAAATCCTTGTTGACATTATCATCCATATTATGCAAGAGCAATACATCTAAAATCTTTCAGTTTTACTGGTGTTGATTCGTTTGTAGAAGACATTACAATCTTAATTGAAAATCCAGTAAATTGTTCAAGATTATTTGCAGTAAATTGATATTCTGAGAATGATGTTGGATTATTTGGTGCAACAAAAGCATCTGCTCTTCCACTATTTTTATATGGATCAATTACAACATCTCCAAATCCATCACCATTGGTGTCAATTAAATTATCATATCCTGGGAATGGTGTGTATCCTTGTGGAATATCACTCGAATCTGCTTTAAACAGACGATAGAAAACTCTAAAATCTGCACTTTCTTGTCTATTTGCTGCAACAATAACTTTTAAACTTGTTGCTGGTTGAGCAAGAGTGATGATTTGAGTTACAAAAACACCACCATGAGGATCTCCATCAATTATATTTGATCTAGAATCAGTTACATAGTCTCTGATTGGATTATTGGATTTATTTCTACCAAGAACAAAAGTCGCATTTTGAATGTCCATTACAGGAGATAGGTTTTCATCTTCTGTCTTAAAGTCAACTTTTAGCGAAAGTGACTTATTAGATGGTAAGGTGGTTAATCTCGTAATTTCATTAATTCTAGAAGCAACCATTCTAGGTGTAGGGTAATGAACTACCGTGTTTAATGGGATAGGATCATATCCTTGATCTAGGAATGAAACTTCAGATCCACCAGCACTAGTTCCAGAAATAGTTCTGAGTTGCGCAGATGCTGCGGTTCCTTTTCCAGGAGTGATCACATTGAATTGTGCTTCAATAGAACTAAACTGATGATTCTGGGAGATTCTAACTGTATCACCTCCAATCCCTTTTTGTGAGGCAAAATTGAGCATCGATGCACCACTACTTCTATCTGTTGGTGTGGTCCTGTCAATTTCTAAGAAGAAATTGTCAAGATTTGAACTTTCAGAATTGTAGTAATTTGCTGGTGTGTCATGGAATTTATTGATTCTCATCAAAGAAACTCCACTAACTTCATATGGTTGTATAAACTCATTGGCACCATGAGAAGTTTTAACAGTTCTACCTTGCGCTCTACCATCAATAGTAAGTGTTCCTGCATTACCAGAAACCTGAGTAATAGCACTATAAGATACAACTTCATTATTTAATAGTGCATATCCACGACTTGTTGTTATTCCCTCAAATTTGCTAAAGATGGTAGTATTTGCAACCGATACAACTGTATCATTTAATCCAAACGCAGCAGTTGTTGTAGTTTTTTCTCTATCTGGAAGAACATCAGTTACATTAATTTTCCCATTTCCACCATGATTTGCATGATTATACTGCTTAATTCTGAAAACATTTCCAGAATATTCATTAGATATGAGAGTTGATGAACCATTTACAGTTGCGCCGCTAGTTGTTCTAGAAGACTCTATGGTTGGATTTGTATAATAAACAATTGAAGTAGTGTTGGTAAAGTTCTCACCCTGAACATTGGTAAGATAAATTGTATCCGTAGTTCCGCGAGTTTTAACACCAAACTTAGCCCCACTTCCAGATCCTACACTACTTGTAGTTACTCCTAAAACTTCACCATTTACATATCCATTACCATTACTTGTAATACTATATGTTCTAATTGATCCATTGAGGAATTGAATCGTTGCTTGCGCACCAGTTCCTTTTCCTGTAATGGAATATAGATCAACATTCGTATAGGTTCCTGCAACATATCCAGATCCACCAGCAACTACTGTTGCTACTCCTATTGGACCACCAAGATTTTCAACAATACCTGTAATACTTGGGCTTGATCCCTGTCCAATTTTAGTTCCAGGAACAACCGCAGCATTAAGCGTGCCAGAAATTGGTAATTTCAGTTTTCTTGGTAATGTTTCTATTGGATTGTTTACTAATTTTCCAACGTTTGTACCTTTTGCAGTAATATCAGTATTATAGAATGTTACTGTTCCGGAAGGTACAAATTTTGCTTTATAAAGTTTAAATGTCAAATCTTGATACTGACTTGCTGTCCAAATAGTTCCATTTTGAGATTTGAACAAACTACCGCCAATATATTGCTTAGTAACAATTACATTTTGTGCATCTGGAAGATTTTGGGTCTTAACGGTCTTTTTACCCATTGTGGCAGTCCACATCTCATAAGCATCAGATGCTGGTGAAAGAATAACAATTGCATATTCTTTACCTGCTTCTAGATATACTGGAGATGAGAATTTAATATTTGTTGGAACTGGTTCTGGTATTCCAGGTTTTTCATATCTGCCCCAGTTAGGATCCTTCAACACATCTTGCATTTTTGGTCCAATTTTTCCACTATAAACATTTTCTAAGAAATATCTGATATCGGAATCAGAAAATCCTTGTGATTTTGCATAAGGATAATCATTTTCATATCCAAATTGACCTGGAGTAAATCCACTTGCAGCATCATCAAATCCAGCCATACTCTTAACACCAAAAGCAGATTCTGCAATATTGATTTTATCTGGTGTTAGTGCAACTTGAGTATAATCTTGAACCAAGAATGAAGTTGGAGTTCCTAATTCAACAGTTCTAAGTTCTACATAAATTTTTGCATTTTGATCTTTTGATGCAAAATATAGATCAAATGAAGTTAGGAATGCACCTTTTCCATCGACAGTAAATGATTGGGCAAGAGGATCTCTATGGACCGCTTTTACTTCAACTTGAACCTCAGTTGGTTTTGAAGCAGGTTTGGGTGGATTTCTAACAGCAACTCTACTAGTTTGTTGTGTTAAAATAGTTCCAGATCCACTATATGTTCCAATTGCTTCACTAGCGAATACTGTTGACCCTGGAAGAGGAGTAACTCCTGGTGGAACAGCAGTAACCTTTACAGTTTTTGTTCCGCTACTAACTTTATATGGTGGTGGTGGATTTGAATTTGGATCTCTGAAGAAGAAGTTGGCAACAATATCTCCCCAATTATCTGAAATTAACTCTGCTCTTGTTATTGTTGCAGTAGCACCACTTGTTTCACCAATAATAGTGGCACCTGGTGCCACATATCCATAGTATTTTTCTTCGGTAGCAAGAGCTCTTACACCAAAATTAATGATTTTTGATGTTGCAGAATAAGATTCTCCTGGTGCTGGTCTAGTTTTATCGTAAGGATCGACACTATAAGTTTCAACAAGAACAGATGGAGATCCAAGTCCTGCTCCAATATCTGGTCTAGTAGTATCTCCAAATTTATGATTTGGTTGTTGAATTCTAATGTATCCTATTTCCTTTCCACCAAAGTAAATACGTGCATCTTCAAAAACTTGGAAAGTTCCAGATTGCATAGTAATTTCACAAAGTTTTGGAATGACATCAACTTGTTGACTATCCAAATAATGATAATGTTTTGTAAATGGTCTTAATCCATTCGCATTAAAATACACATTTCTAGAACGCATAAATGGATCTATATTTCCACTTATCTTGACATCTTCAACGTAATTGAATTCTCTTGATGGTCCAGTTAATTTAGGAGTGTATTGTGTAGTAGTTGTAGTGGTTGTTGTGACCAAAGTTCCACGACCATGCCCTTCATGTGGACCATTAAATTCTGACACCTGCTGATTGACATTTGTACTTGCTTCTTGAACCCACTCAGCGCCTGTTGATTCAGTTCTTTTATCATCAATGTAAATAGTTCTAACCCAATTGTCAGATGCTGGATCGAGCATAACTCCACCAACAAAAACAATAACATTAAATGGGTTTACATTTTCAACATTTGTTGCATGTGGTTGTTCAATCCAATCAACTTCAGTATATGCAAGTGTTAATAAATCACCAGTTTTTTGAATATTAGGATCTAATAATTTTAGGTTTTGGGTTATATCTGTCTGAGATCTATCAATGCCAGCATCTAATGCTAGTTCTGCTGGAATTGACCAAAAATCTACGGGAACAATTCCAGTTGGGTCGGATTTACTAATATCAATAGTTGTATATTTTGTATCTGCTATTGATTTATCTCTAAAACTACTAACAACAAATCCAGATTTGAATCTGTTAAGTCCAGTTGCATCCGTAACTTCAAGAGTTTGTGCTTTAAGTTCAAGCATACTCAAACTCGTAATATCTTCTAGATTTTCAATTCTTTGCTCTAGTTTTGCAATATCACGCATTGTAAATCTTCTATTATCCCTCAGTAAGATTTGTGGTTCTTTTTGGGGATTATAGAGATACGCAGGATAACGAATTTGTGCAATCTCCATCGCGTCATCGGAAAGAATTGGCGAACGTGGATCATCACTAGATTCTCCCTGGATGACTTCAACTTCTCCAAAACGATTGACAGTTACGAGGTCAACTCTTGGCAAATAATAACTATACCCAATAAATGAAGTTTCATCAGGAGAAACTATGTATCTGAAATTACTTTCATAAGATCTAGAACTAAATGCAAATGGAGAGGCATTTGTTGTAGAAGGATCAAATTCTTGAACCCTTGGTCTAAAATCAAGAATGTCAGAAACACGATTTCCATTTGGAACCGTAGGAATATCCGTAGAATATCTATCTTCCGTATATGAATTTACTGTGAATAAATCACCACTATTACCAGTTGTTATTTTATAATAATCAAAAATAATTAATAACTGGCGAGATGGAATAGCACTTCCTACTTTTCTTTTTATCTTAGAATAATCGCAATATTGATCTCTGTGTCCTTTATCTAGGATGTAATCTGTGGTTCTATTAATATAACTTCCGGGTGTTATTTGTTGAATTACTGCATTGATAGCAGATTCTTTAAATACCACATTTTCACCAACTTCAAATTTATTTTCATTAAGTTGGACAAATTCAATTGTTGATGTAGTTTTATTAACAACTTGTGCAACAGCTCTGCTATTTTGACCTACTATTCTTTCTCCTGTAATTGCATTAATGTCTAGTGCTAATCCAGTAGCAAATGTTAATTTATCTAAAACAGGTGTTGATGTATCTGTTGACTCATATATTGCACGAACATTGACAACATCTGGAACGTTCAGTGATATTTCAGCGTCCTCCACTCTAATGCCATAATATTTACTTGTAGTAAGACCAGAAGAAGATGCTCCAATTTGTGTTGAAATTCCACTAGTTCTGGTAATAGATATTTGTCTACTTTTTATAAAATCTTTTGACTTGTTTGTAACTTGCCTTTTCTTTAAAGTTACAATTACTGTAACGTTTGATTGGCTTGTTCTCAGTCCAGTAAAAGTTACTGAGTTTCCATTGGATCCTAAAGTAAATTTACCAGAATTTAATTCATCTATTGTCCCATCACTATAATGAACAGAATATCTTTCAGCATCAAATGCTTCAAAAAATACACTTGTAATTCCTGCGGTCGAATCTAAAGCATCAGATGTTGTGATAGTTAAAGATCCAGATCCATTTGTAGATCTACCAGTAATTTGTTTTGTAATTGTGAGTTCAGATTGTGATAAATCAACGGAGGCAATATTTGGTTTTGGAAGATTGGCATATAATCCAGAAGACTCAAGATTTAAGATTCTTGGCTCCATCAATGAAAATACAGAATCTCCATTATCTACTGATACTCTTGCAACAGAAGTAACAGCAACACCAGCAGAAGCAAGTGTTATATTAGTTCCATCAGAAGCAATTGCAGTAATTCTATTATAGTTTGGATCACTCTGCCCACTATATTGATATTTAATTATTGCTTCCGTTTTAATGCCAGTTATGCCACTGAAAAATCTTCCAGCAACTCTTCCAGTAGTTCCGCTACTTATTGTTAGTTTATCTGTAATCGCAAAATTGGGAGGAGTTCTCTCATATAAAACTGTGTCTGCAAAAAAGTCTGCCTGCAAAGCAGTATTTAATGCTGTTGAATCTTGATAAACTGATTTAATATCCTCTGTGGTATAAACATTGAGTGCTTGAATGCCAACTTTAAGTTCTGGATTTTCATTAATAATAACTTGCTCACCAACCAAGAATGTGCCAGAAGTTTGTGATAAACTGAAAGCACTGTTATTTGGTTTTGCAGCAAGATATCCAGTTGCACCACTAGAAAGACCCCTGACAAAGGAAGTTAAGGGAACTTCAGTTGTAGTATATTCTTTTGCTAAATGGAGCGTAGTATATGTCTGAACATCAAATAAGTATAAATCCCATTCGGTACTATCGCCAGAATATGAAGCATCAGAAACTCCAAACCAATAAACTCTTGCTTCCCCAATTTTAATTCCACCACCACCTGCTGTTCCTGGACCATCTCCACTAGCATCTCTTCTTCTATTATAGAGTTCTATAATATTTGCTTGTGTTGTTT